CATCTAGATAAACCCTATGTATACTTATTTTTCTGTTTATATAACTTTGGGAGTCTACTGCTTTATCTAGTTCGTCTTGTAAAGCCCCGGTTATTTTTATTGATACTGTGTAAGCACTTAGATCTTTAGTTTGTCTAACATCTCCTATAGAGGTTAATCTTCCCGCTATGTAGTTGTTACTGTTATAAGTGATGTCTCTAAAGTACTCTGTATAATAAGCAAAAGCACCCGTATCTCCAGGTAGTTCAATAGCTACTAAGTGAGCTAAACGAACTCTGGTAGCTGTAGCTAGGTATTCTTTTAACTCATTAGTTATGTTAGCCATTTATTTGCTCCCTTAAGTTAATCTGGAAACCCCTATACAATCCATCTACATCAGGGTCTTCTGTAGGGAGGTTGTCATCTTGGAGTACCATAGTCAGTAATACACCATTAAATACTGGCTTTTCAGACCCTGTAGTAGTGTGTGCTAAATCAGGATATAAAGATAATGTAGCTGTATCTGTGAGAGTATCTACTACATAGCCAGTAATTTTGTACACCTTAGTGCCTTCAGATAGTTTAAACAGATCTCCTATGTTAGGTCGACCTGTTAGATTGCTTATTCCATTAATTAGTAAAGTAGACCCTTTCTGTCCCGAAGGTATGCTACAAAGACTAGTATCTCCATTTATTCTAAAGTTTTCGTAATGCGGTAGAAGAACGTCTATTGTTCCTCCTGTTCTTTGTACTTCTGCTAGGAAGGAGCTCAAGTAGGCGTACTCTTCGTAGAATAACTCAGGGTAAGGTAACTCCAAGCTCCAAAATTGTGCTGAAGATTTAACTCTTAGTACCCTACCATTAGGCATTTCATCATATATAGTAGGGGAATTATCAGTTAACCTAGCCCCTACGAATCCTGGGGCTATGGTATCTGTAAACGGATCAGGTAATCGACTCATCGTAGCCTCCATAAAAATAGCTGTTGATTATCATTTGGTATTAGTATATAATGAATTTGGGTTCTTGTCACTATAAATTTTAAATTCCTAAAGAAAAAACCCGCCGTAGCGGGTTTTGTTACTTATTAACCAACGTATAACCTTGTTGGTTGGCCCCTTCTTCTAAAACCGCCAGTATTTCTGGTGCTCTATCTAATAAGGACTGTGCATCTAAAGCCTGCACTTGTAATATAAATGGTTGCTTATCATTACCCCTTCCTCCATCCTTCTTAGAGTCGGAGTTGTTTATAACACTAGCATCCACTTTCGGTTTTATGATCTCTGGTCCAGTTTCCCCTACTAGGTAACCTACACCTGCTTTCATATTACCACCAGTTTGTCTACCGAATATACCTCTGTCCCCTAGGCTTTGAGATCTCTCTCCTGCAGTAGCTGACTGACTAACGTCCACGGAGGTACCACTATCAGTATCGCCCAAAGAGAGGGAAGAAGTATTACTTCCACTACTACTACTAGCTTCTAAGGCTAATAGTTGAGATGTGGCAGAGTTAGATGCTTGTTGATAAGCTAAAGCACCTGCGGCTGCTGCTAAACCAGCATTGATGAAGTTTAGAGGGTAAGGACCACCTGTCGCCAGCATGTTGGCTACGGCTTGGGCTGTTGAGATTAGGATAGCGGCTTTAGCAGCTTTTTCCTGTTCTTTAACCTTCTTCTTATTAAGTTCCCTTATCTTGGCTTCATCCTCCTCAGATACATCTCCTTGTGCTTTAATAGCAGCTATCTGAACATCAATAGCAGAAGTAGAAGCACTTGCAGCAGCGGTTATTACCGAGCTTATAGAGCTTAGCGCTGACCCAGCTATCTGTGCGGATGCCGCAGCAACATCAGAGGCGGACTTAGCTGATTGTCCAAAAGACTTCCAAGCGTTACCTGCATCTTCTAACGCTACGGTTATATTACCTATATTAGAATCTAAACCAGAGATAGTAGACTTCGCACTAGCGAAACCAGTGTCTTGCAGACCTTGACTCGCAGACTCTTGAGCAGTAACTACTCCTCGGCTAGCTGAAGTAACTTTGTCTCTCTGAGCTCGTAAGGCCGCCTCACTGATCGCGTCTCCTTGGGCTATTAGAGTTCGCAGTATATCTTGCTCTACGGCTAGCTTATCCCTAGCTAAGTCGGTGGCTCCTTTAGCTATGGAAGTACCTTCAATGTTTCTTCTCAGAAATTCCTCTCTAAGTCTTCTTTCATCCTGCAATACTAGTAACTCTTTTTCCTTAGCGGCACGCAGTCCTTCCTGTGCATCTAATTCTTTATTTCTAAGAGTAAGTATATAATCAGCGGTCAATCCTTGCTTCTGAGCAGTAGCTAGTTGTTTACTAGCCAGTAAGTATGCCTCATTAGCTACTTGCACACCAGTCTGCATGTAATCATTTCTAGTTACCTCTAGTCTAGTTTGCTCTGCTTCAAAATTTAGTTGAGCTTCTTTAGCTGCTACTAGTTTATTCTGTATGCCTAGTATATTAGACTCTATTTCATATCTTTTGGCAGTAGAAAGATTATAGGAGGACGTTGCTTCTTTAAGTTTCTCTTGGTTTCTAAGTTGAAGTTCTAAAGCCTGAATATTTCTATCCACAGAGAGAGTACCTGTTTGAGAGTCTAGTCTGGCTATGTTCAAGCTCTCAGAGGAGATCTCCCGCATAATACTAACATAACTATCTGTTCTAGATAGGAAAGCATCTAGTTCTGCTATACTAGTAAACCCTAAATTCTCTAGTAGACTAGCTTTGGACGCATTAATATCTGTTTTAGATACTCCATCTATGCTAGACTTTATATTTTCGGACAGAGAGGCTAGTCTCTCAAATTCAGAGTTAGTTCCTTTTATTGAGGACTCAAATGTGGTGATATCCGACTGGGCTGATTTAGCTACTAATGATAAGTTAACATACGCAGATATCGCAGCATTAATATCATCTACACCCCCAAGTATATCCTTCTGGTTGGCTCTTTTAGCACTAGATAGTATAGCCATGGCTTTAGCTATTGCTTCCGCTTCCTTACGTAGGTCATCTACATAAGTTAGATCTCCAAATAGTCCATCACTCTTACGTTTAGCTTTCTCAGCGTTAATCTCTTCAAGTCTTGTGGATAACTGGTCTAGCTCAGTGTTTATGTTCTTAAATGCTGTTAACTGACCCTGTCTAGACTCTTGAGATAGAGCTTCGTTAAATGTAGTAGCTAAAGAAGAGGCCTGGTCTAGTATAGATGAGGGTAATGTTAGCTCATCGAATAGTGAGTTTATTCTAGTTACTATTCCAGTTAGCGCACTCTCATCACTAGCTAAAGATCTAATTAAACTATTAGTAGCCTGACTTATATTAGCCCCAAACTTCTCCCATGCAGTACCATCCAAGTTATCGTCTAGCTTAGAGAACCTTTGTGCTGATTGGTCTAATACAGCGTTAGTTAGTGCCGCTTGTCTTTGGAATTGGTTTAGACTGTCAGCCGCTAACCCGTGCTGTTCTCCATACTTAGTGAAAGCCTCTGTAAGTCTAACAGTAATACCTAATTCGTCTAATAGTTCTATTTCTTGTTTAGAGATACCACGAGTAACACGGTTAAGTGCATCAGTCATACCTACCCCAAGGGCTACTGACGCTCTTCTCGCCACTAAGGCTAACTGCTCCACTTCTTCGGTATTAAAACCGTATGCCGAGGTAGCTGTTGCTGCTCTTAGAGCGTCTTGAAATGCTATAGTATTACCAGTAGCTCTTTGTAGGCTATAAGCTAAGGCATTAACGGATTCCCCTACTTCACCTGACATTACGTCAGCTATCTCAGTAAGCCTTTCTACACTTGCCGCCTCGTTCATTATTCTGAATGCTTCAGATACTGCAAATACGTTAGCTGCCACTAATGCATATATACTAGCTATACCACCAGCCTTAGACGCCATAGCTGAAAAGTTCCTAACAGAGTTAGTACCTTGTCTATTTACATCCTTTAGTGCATTATTTAGTTTTTTACCACTCCCTGCTGCTCTAGTATTCTCTTTGGCTACTGAGCGTATTTCGGTGCCTAGACCCTCTACGGCACGTCCTGCAGCCACTGAGTTACTATTGAGGTCTTTAGTTACCTCTACTAAATGGTCCATATCAGATCTAGCAGCATCGGCGTTTATACCTAGCTGCTCTAGAACCGAGGATATAGTTTCAGAAGTAGTTCTGGTATTATCTTCTATTGTGGTGATAGAGGATGCCAAAGTATCAAAGTGAGCCCCGAAAGACCTCAAGGACTTGGGTACTTTTATGTTGTTTAAAGAGTTATTTAAATCATCCGCGTATATAGCTGCATCATTAATGACTTCACTTAGCGCTTCTAGTTGTGTTGTAGCAGGCTTAATACCTTTATACTTAACATTAATTAGTAACTCTTCTATTTTCTTAGCCATTATTCCTCCTAAGTATAATAGATACAAAAATAGCGGCACAAGGCCGCTATTGTAGATATTAAGCGACGGTTATAAACTTAACGTATTTGCTATCCCAAGCATATCCGTAACTGTAACCACCGATAAGAGCAGTCTGGTTAGACGCCCCCTCCCTGTCGAACTCTAGAGTTCTAAGTTTAAATCCACCAGCTACCCCGTGAGTATGCATAACTACCATTTCAGTGTCTGCTAGATACTCGCTAATAACCACGTTTATCTTAGTCCCTACAATTTTTAGAGCATTTTCGTAATTAGCGTCGAAGTTTAGTTCTAAAGCTTTTGCTAAGCTAACCCCAATAGTAATCTCGCCTTCCGTGTTGTATACACTAGGAGTTAGAGAGACTACGGCAGCCGCAATGCCAGCCCAAGTAACAGCACCTGTTGTGGCTATAGACACGTCTGCACGAAGGTCTGCCACGAATTTTTGCTCAATCTTCTTAGAGATTATCTGACCCATCAAATTAGATAGACAAGAGCTAACCCCGACTACTGGAGAGATATCTTCAAAAGTCTCATCTGTTAGGTCTAGTGCCGTAATATCGATGGTTTTTGGTATAACTAGACCCTTTATAATGAAGGAGGTCGCATTATATGCAGGGACGTCTGTAAATGGATATAACGTAGTACCTGACGTTAGCCCTACTACATTAAGTATATTTCTAGCTAATGCTAGGTTAGATAGTACTGCTTTACTAGTAGCTACTATATTTTCATCAATAGCGTCTGTGAC